ACTTTTCTTTGATGATAAAGAATTTTTTTACCAATATAAGATTTTTTAGAAGGTAAATGAGTAATTTTATAAACAAACCCATATGTGTTTTCTGGGAATTGAGAAATATTCTCAATTGTTTCTTTTTTATATATCCAGTTCATGATTTTATAAGTCTAAGTTAACAAGAATTGAAGTATCTGTAACTTGTGATATTGGAAGTGGTTGAGCTAACTTTCCAACAGCAATTAATTGTTTAGCATTATTATACATTCCTACTGTAGTTACATATGGGGTAAAATATGAACCTGTAGCAAAATCATATAATGTGCTGTCTAAAGAACTACCTGATATAATTGTAGGGTTTTGGGAAAAATTAAATTCATTTTGCAATAACGTACATTTATATTGTGATTCATATATAGTAGTAGTACTTTCAAAAGAACAAGTAAAATTTGAGGCTGTAATAAAACTATTAATAAAACTAGTATCATCTAAACCATATATAGCAGTTCCATAAGTTACAAAACCATACCCATTTTGATTACCAGGCAATGGAGGAATTCCATCATTTGTTAAAATAATAATACCATGTTCATATATTATATCTCCTACTTTTTCAGAACCCGAAAGCATATTTCCTAATCCATCATCTACTGCTATAAAGTCTTTACTTTGTAAAGTTACAGAATTTAATTTAATATGTTCTCCATATAAATTAGAAGGAATTGAAATTATTCCTACAATTTCATTAGAACCTGTTGGAAAATATCTATTAGGTTGTAAAGTTGTAGATAGATAATTATAATAATTAGGTGTATAAGCAGGACCTGTTATTGTTTCATCATTATTAAATGAAGCAGTATTTACAAGAGATCCATTTTTTCCATTTATATAGTTTGAATAATATAATTCTTTAATAGAATCATATAATAACTTTTTATCTTGAGTTGTAATAAATCCTGTAGGATTTGAACCAGAAACATATAATGAAGATGTTATATTTTGACCTATGTATCTATCTATTAAAACATTAGATCCGGTTAACTCATTTCCTTTAAAAGAAAAAGATTTATTTACTTCAAATGGAGTAACAATTATATCCGAGGTTGTAAATGGTTTGTAAATACTCATTCATTTTAAAAATCTAATTTTACTCTAACTAAAGACTCTTTTGTAAAGTCTTTTAGTAAGGGTTTACTTAATTTAGCTACGGCTATTAATTCATTACTGTCATTATACATTCCTACTGTAGTAGCGTATACTTGAGGGTGGTTAATAAATTCATTATAAATTACTTCACCTGTTGAACCTGATATAAAAGAAGGGTTTTCGGAATAGTTAAATTCACTATTTCTTGCTCTAACAAATACATAATCAGATGTAATAGTTTCTTCAGAATTTACAGAAAATGAAGCACCTAATTGTATAGAATTGAATAATGTTAAAGGATTATTATCATTAGTATTAGAAGATCTTGCTGCCTCAACATGTATAGATTGGGAAATCGCTTGAGGATTTAATAAAATTGTTCCTAATTCAGGGAATACTAAACCATATGATCCGGAGTTAGCAACATATCCACCATTTGCTAATGTACCTGCTGTACCATTTGATCCTGATATTAACTGATAAAATTTAGAAGAGCCTAAAAATCTATTAACAGGGTTATCTTTTGAATCATCTGTTAATTGTATTTTTTTAAACCCACCCGAACCTGATAGGCATAAATTTATTGATCCTGCAAAAAGTTGTTCTTTATATCTTGCTCTATCAAAATTAATTACCCAATAATTGGTTGCTGTGTGTACATTTGTACTAGATCCAAAAACAAAATCTGAATTTTCGTCTTCTAATATCATTGATCTATACTGGCCGTAAATAGAAAGAGAAGGAGATTTACTTGAAACTGCATTATTATATAGAATACTACCACTTCCTTCTTTATCTGCATATGCAATTTCAAATTGAGATTGAGCTGTAGCTAAAGCTGAAGAAGTTTGGTAAACAGTTAAATAATAATCCCCTGATGATCCTGCTAATTGAACTGATGAAGTATGAAATTCTGTTAATTTAGGCGTTCCAGTTGACCATAAAGTAGAAGTAATAGAATCACTACTTACTACAAAATCTTCGGGTTCTAAGGCTTTTAATGACATTATTTTAAAATATTTTTATGAATTAACTTTTGTTATAGTTACTGGGAGGGTTAGTCTAGCACCACTATCTATTCCTACAAATACTATAGTTGATGATAAAGTAGTATTAGTACCAAATAAAGTATTTACAGTAGTAGCTCTTAAATTAAATTGTGAACCTATTACTGTGGTTGAAACATTAGTTCCTAAAGTAGTAGTATTAACACTATTATTTGCTGATGTAGCAGCATCAGAATCAATTCCTATTCCTGTAAATGTAGACATTAATCTAACATCTGAAATTGTAGCTGTGTATCCACTTGTTTCAAATGCTGTTGCATTTCCTAAGAAATTTAATGTTTGAGGTGTAATTGCAAGTGATGCTCCTTGTTTTAATGTAATTGAAGAATAACCTAAATCAAGTACAGGTAATTTAGCTGTTCCACGAGGTAAAGTAGCTAATTTATATTTCATTATTTGATTTGCTATTGGAAAAGCCTCAAGTAAAGGCATATTATCAATTGCTTCACCATAAAATGTTGAACCAGAAGGATGAGTTGGATTATATAGAGTATAATCTATTTCATCATCTGATAATGCAAATTGTGTAATTCGAAAAGAACCATCATTTTTAGCTAATAATTCTCTTCCTTTTTTTGTTAATATAGCGTCAACTGTTATGACTTGGTTATTTAAATATCCCATTTTATTTTTTAATTATTATTGCAATATACTAATAAATATTACAGAAGCAAGTTCTTTTCAGTAAGAATTGTAATATATTCATCTATATTTTTACTTAGTTTATCAACTGAGTATTCAGGGGTTAGAATAAATGGTCCTGATGAGCCAGTAGGTTTAAATCCTTCTATGATAATACTTGAAGCATCATCAACATATCTCCTAATAGCAAAGTGATCTAAATTAAAGCTTGATATACTAGCACTTATAGGTAAATTTTTATCAAAATGGACTTCAATTGACCCTGTTTGAGATAATCTATTACTACTATTGTCATTAGGTCCATAAGCTTTTGTTACCATATAAGTATTTTTTTCTTCTCCTTCAAATCTAAATTCATCTCCTGTTTTAAGAGACCATGGCAACACTAAATTATTAAATCCTGAGTTAAGTATGTTTGTTTGTTTAACATTAGGATCTCCATAAAATGCCCCTAAAGACTCTGATACAGCGTCTGAAGATGTTATAACAGAAGGATTAGTAGCTTTATTAAAATATCCCCATATATCATTATTTCCTACTGTAATAGGTAGAGTAGGAACAGGTGTTTGGGTAATAGAATAACTTCCTCCTTTAACATCTGCTTCTAACAATACAAATCCTGCCATTACAAGTGTATCAATTTTATACTCAATAGAAATTTCACTATTTTCCTGTAATGTACCAGGAGGTATAGTAAAGTTAAAATCTTGTAATGTTATAGTTTGTTGACTTGTAAATATACTATCATTAAAACTTCCTGGGGGGAAATGTTGTTGGGAAACAGCATATGTGCTATCGATTCCAAGAGTTTTTATTTTTAAAATAATTCCAACATTAGCTGAAGTGTTTTGGGCAAAATTAACTCCAATTACTGTTGAGGTTTCAAAATCTAATTGTAAACCTAAAATTTGAATATTTAAAGTTACATTTTCATTAATAACACCAATTGGTGTTTTGTAATAACCAAAGTTTGTTGTAGGTATGCCTGGGGCAGATCCATTAGTAAAAATAAGATTATCATTTGTGAGTCCTGTTTGTAATTTTAATCTATCTCTTTCTGCTATAGTAGATGTAATACCTATACTACCATTATTTTGATAATTTTGGGTTGCACTTCCTGAGGTTACTTCTATATCTTCTAGAAGAATAGATGAAGTCCATAAAACATTAGGTACTTTTCCTATTTGAGTATATAAAACAGGTTCAATTCTTGATCCACCCCTAATTATGTTTCTAAAAGGTGTTGAAATACCACTTCCAATTGTTTTGGAATTAAGTTCAACTCTTTCTCCTGTTTGGAATGTTCCTCGTACATCTTGAAGGGAATTTTCAGAAGTATCAGGGATTTTAACATCCCCATTTTCATCAATTAAATATATAATATGTGCAGAAGAGGCATTCATTCTTTCAGGTGGCCACCCTCCTATAAAATCACAGTAAGCAACCATTCTTTTTAAACTTTCTACTGTAGGAGATTTACCATATGTTCCAGTATCTCCTTTTGTAAAAGTATTTAATTTTTGAGAAGTTGATTTTGATCCATTATAACGAGGTAAAATGTGTCTTAATGTTGAGTAATTTGATGTTTGAACTTCTGCTCTAAGAGCACTTCCACTTATTATTAAATCAAAATTTGTAGGTTCTGTTACGCCAGCCGAATAATCTATATCCATAAACAAATTATGTCTTCTATTTGTGTTTGCATTATTGAATAATGGTTGGCAATCAATTGCTTTTGAAAAATTATTCACCCCAAAATATGGTTCAGCTACAGTAGTAAATTGAGGACCTGTTGCTATAGATGATGTAATTCGAAAAAATGTGTCTTGGGTAAAGGATGCAGTAAATTGGGAAGAAGATCCACCAGGACATTGTAATTTATCAAACTGTACAAATAGTTTATCACCTGGTAATGCTATAATATCTGAAGAACTAGACTCACCATAAGACATAGATAAATGGAAACTTGAGGTAAATGAAGTTTGATTAAGTATAGTATTATTTGACCTGGTGGAAGAAGGTAAAGATACATAAGTGTTATCACTTCTTTGTAATTGTATTGCACAATTAACAGAAGTATTAAAACCTAAAGCTACTGGGTAGTGTACCAATAAAGATCCAGAAAATTCTACAGTTGTATTTTTTTGTGGGTAAGTATTAAGTATGTATTTTTTAGTTCCAGCAAAATCTAAATTATCATTTATAATATTATTAAAACCAATAGGTATATTAAGAAGAGTTGAGGTTGGACCACATTGATAGGTAGAATTAGTAGTAACTATTGATGATGAAAAATCATATTCTAATTCTGACCTATCTGCCCATTCAACAGGTGTATAAGGAACACTATATAAAAAATAAGTAGGTTTTTCAGTTGTAGCTATAACATTATAAGTAATATTACCAGTATTAAAAGGTATAGTAATTTCAGTTAAAGATTGAAGAGTATTAGTTTGATCTACTCCATTTTTATCAATTTTAGCAATTTTTATATATCTAATTCCTTGTAAAGGCATAATTTATAAATGTTATTTTATTTATCTATATTCATCTAGATCATCAAAAGGTGGGTTCGTTCCACCTCCAGGGGTCCAATCATCTATTGGTTCTGCTGGGAGGGAAGGGACATTTGTATTGGCATTATCTTGGTACCACATTGAAATATAACCATTTGTAGGATGGTTTTTATCTTGATTCCATTCACTAAACAAAAATTTACTTCCACTATATACTCTTACATTATAATCTAAACCCTTAGGATTAACTTTTTTATATTTATTACAATGTGCATTTAAGTCTTGAGTAGAAACTACTATTCCTGATCCACTAAATTCACCATTATAAAATTCATACTGTTGGTCACGGATTGTATTTAATGAACCTGTAAGATATTGAAAAGATTCTGACCAACTTTGTGTTAAGTTGAAATTATTAGAAGGACCTAATCCTAATGTTCCAGAAGGGGATGTATTTAACCCATTATATCTTTCAAATGATCCTCCAGTCCCACCAACAGTATTAACTATTCTACCTTCTTCATAATTGTTCCATTGTGGGTTTAAAGTACCCGAATATTGTAAATGTTGGTATGATACTTGTGGTTGTGGGTATTTATTTCTTTCAAGTAAATGTTGTTTAATAATAATTCCTGAGGCAAGACTTGTACGTGCAGGTACAAAATCTTTAATCATTTTAAATAATGAATTATCAAAGAATTTTATTAAACGTATAAAATCTTTTAAATTATAATTTTTAGTATATTTTTCAAAATAATCATCTCTTAATTTATCTAAATCAGGATAAGATTCAGCTGATGAAGATCTTTGTCTTGGGTCACCAATATAGTCACCTATATTAAAAAACCCAATTTGGTTCATTATATCTTCATTTACTTCATTTTGTGGTGAAAATGCTACTTCTAAATAGTTTATATTAGGAGTATAACTTTGAGATATATTTACTTGTTGGGATAAAGACATATATGGTGATAAAGTATTACCACTTGGAATAACATTACTTTCTATTCTAATTTTATCCCCAACTATATTTTTTATACCTGCTATTGGTTGATCTATAAAGAAAAATTCTTTATTAGCAATATATGTAGGGTTGTTGTTGAAATTAAAATTACTAAATCCACTATTACTACCACTAAAAGATTGAGTTACTACCCATGAACCTGTTATTTTTGGATGGGTTGATATTGATTCTGTAAATAATTCTCCTCCTAAGGAAGCTCTAAAAGCTAATTCATTTGGTGATGTATTTAATGAATTACCTTCAATTGAATGAGGATTCATTATATAATCTTTAAATACACTTTCACTTATTTCAACATTATAATACCTTATTTCTTGTAAAAACCCCTTAAATCCTGTGTAAATGTCAGCATCTGTACTTCCACTTATAAGACTACTAGAAGCAAAATATGATATTGCAGGAACTGAGGTTGATCCTAAATCAAACCAATCATCAGGGCCACTAGCTGTTACAGTAGAAGAAGAATAAAAACCTAATTTTGTATTATTATTTCCATTTGTATAAAGCTTGTTTCCTGATGCAAGTTTAAAATTAGAAGTACTACCTTCTCTATTAACCATAACAGACCACCATTCTCCATCAAAAAATGGAAGGTATAAACTAGCAGATAAACCCGGTTCGGAGGCATAGTTAGGATAAAAATCTAAATGAGCGTATTGATAATAAGGATCTATTATTGATCCTGAATAAGAAGCACTAGTATAAGCAGATCCTGTATATCTTAAAACTAATTGGGCATTAGATTTAGAATCCTGATTTGTTTTATTCCATAAACTTTGAGAATATGGAATATTAATTTTAGGTAAACCATTAGTTTTAAACCTTAACATTACTGTACTAGGAACATCATCATATTTAGCAAATTCTGGGGTTAATTGCCATGAAGAAGAAATAAAATTACTTCCTGTTGTAGAAAAAGCATAATTAAATTCATTTTGCCAATGATCCCAATCATTTACATTAATTTTATCTTTACCACCAAATTCATTTATTCTTAATATGGTATCAGGAACACCATAAGAAGTAATAAGAGCACGCAAACCAGGTACGGTTCCTTTTGTTTTGAGTAGACGGGGTATGTTATGATATATTCGTTTATATAACGATTTATTTACATCATCTAACGGTATACTATCATTAGAAGCAGACACTAAAGTATCAACATATTCAAACCCTGATAGGGTAGGTAAAGATTCTGTTATATTTGGGAATGGGAATAAACTACCATTAGGTGTTAAACCTAAAAACGCAGTATATAAATCATCATTTGAAAAATTATTTTGGTAAATTTTTAATCCAAAATCTTTAATAGCGTCAGCAACTATATCTTTTGAAACACCAAAATTTAATCTATTATCAGCATTATATTTTTCAGAAACGTCTCTATAATAAATCCATATATTATCATAATGTTGAGCAACCATATCAACAAATAATTTATAAGGATCATTTGCTGGGTCATTTCTTAAATATTCTGGTATAGAATAGAATAAACTATTTTGGTTTTGTTCATCAAACAAAGATGCAGATAAAATTTGTCCACCATATAAAGAACTATTAAAATCTATACTCCCTAACCATGTTAAAGCTTCATTACTATCTGATTTAGCTAAAAGAAAGGGTTTTGTAGAAGTAATTTTTGGGTAAGAATGAGAACCACTTTCATAATATAAGAATTTATCATACCCATCAAAATTATTTATAATATTATCTATCTTAGATTGAAATGTAGCTTTACTTCCACTTAATGTAAAAGTTGAACTTGTAGTATTATCTAATGAAGCAATTGATGAAGAATATTGTTCAATTAAACCTATTTTATAATAAAAATTTTCTAATCTTGTTTGGGCTGAACTAAAATGAATAAAGTTTGAATAGGTATTATAATCCAGGTTTATTTTTAGTTCTTTTTCTTTTAATAAAGATTGTATTTGATTAGAAGAACTTGATAGTTTGGTTTTAATTAAATTAGAATAATTAAAATTTTCAGTAGAGTTATTAACCCTATTTTTAATATCTAAATTAAAATTAGGCCCTTTAAGTTGTGGATAAGAAGGTTCAGGGGGTGGGACATATTCATCTTCAAAAGAAACTTTATAGGCTTGTGGTTGATCAAACTCTGTTACAATCCATAATTGATCATCTACATTATAATTTAAAGGAAGTGGATTTAAAAGTTTTATTAAAGCTACAGGATTATCAACATCATCATCATCAAAAACTATATTATTAGCTATTATAGTTTCATAATTTCCAAAATTTAAATAAAAATCTATAAAAAAAGAGGATTCTTCTCTTTTATTTATAAAAGATCTTACTTGATTTGAAAATTCTATAATATCTAATCCAATAAAACTTAGTTTTAATTCTGTTCTATCTGAGGAAATTTGGTTAATAAAAAGTTTTTCATTTTGACTTCCTATTTCTTTATCATAAAACTTATAACAAGTTAAATATTCCCCAAAATCATAACTAACTCTACCATCAAAGTCACTATTTATAGTTTTTAAATCATTAGATGGATCAACCTCAATTTTAGAATATTCATTAGTTAAAGAAGAATTATTATCATTTATAATTTTATACTTAGTATAAAATAAATCTGATTCTAATACTTCGTAATTATTATTTAAAACATGAAATTCAATATAACTACTTGTAGTTAAAAAAGATGGTTCTGTAAGAGTAGATGGGTTTACAGGGTCTAAACCTAATAGTTGTTGTTGTTTTTCACTATATCCTTTATTAGGTGTGGGTAAAGAAGATATTTTAGTAACTTTAGCCATTATTAACTATTTGGTATATTTTTTTCTATTAGGGGAAGATTAATTAATTCTTTTTGGGTATCTAATAACTCTGTTCTTAAGTTAGCAATTTCATTTTGTAACGCTTCTATAATTTCATTATTTTCGTTAAATCCTATATACTCACTACTTTTTTTTATTAAAAATTCATGTGAATTAGTAACTCCTTCTTCAGGAATATCATAAAACATATCATTATACATTTCAAAAAATTCATTTACTGTTGGTTGATTTTCAGCTATTTTATTAGTTGATTCAACACCAAATTCTTTAAAAGTATTATCTATTCGATTATAAGCTCCTTTTGTAAGGACTTGTTTTGAAAAATTTATTTCTTCTTTCATCCATTAGTAATTTTAAAATAATAATTATCATCTAATATTAACGTAGATCCATTTATTAGTGTTTTTATTAATATTTTATAATATCTTTCAGGTTCTAGTCCACTCATGTAAACATCAAAATAATTTCCTCTTTCATCAGAACTTATTTGGGTATATTGATTATCGAAGTTAATAACATATTCATTAGTATCCAAGTCTTTTATTGCATAATAAGAAGAGGTTGGAAGATAATTTTTATTGGTAAATAATGAACTAGTTTGATATGTTCTTGTAGGATATAAAGGACTTACATTTATATAAAACCTATTTATGCTACTAGGAAAAAATACCTCAGGATTATCTTCTATAGAAAGTTTTAATTGAGAAGTTGTAACAAGAGAAGCAGTTGAAGGAGAATATAAAGAATAATCTCTCCATCTAAATTCAAGTTGGGGTGGATAAATAGTATTTGTATCTACACTATAATATCTTAACATAGGTTGAACACTACTAGTAGGAAAAAATTCAAAACTACTACTTAACCTAGTTATAAATCCATAATTTGGAATAGAACCACTATACCATAAATTTGTTATAGATTTAACATTTAATTCTAAATCTTTATCTGATCTTAAACCAAAAGATTCTGTTATTTCAGGGATTAATGCAGAAGAAGTAAACCAATTTCCACCTCCCAAAATAGAATAAGTTGGATTAAATGAACCTGTGTAACCATATGCTCCTACACTTCCTCCCATACTCCAATTTCCAGATCCTGAAAAATTTCTAAATCCCCAAGAGCAACCATCTTCTGTTGGGGGGATATCTCCATGGTATCCTGTTCCATTATTCCATGATTGGGCTATAGGATTAATAAATAATTTTATGTTTTCATTTATTCCTGTAGCATTAGCTATATGATTTTTATAAAAAACATCAAAATTACTACTACTTATTTTATTGTCAATAATATCTTTGATTTCATTAGTATCAAATTCTATTAAATATCTAGCTACTTTAGGTATATTAGAAATAGAATCTATTATATTACTGACTTCTAATATAGCATCAATACCTGTATTAGCAGATGGGGTTTTAGAATAAAGAGTTGCGTCCTTAGTAGGAAATATTTTATAAACGGCCATTTATAATATTTTATTATAAATATGATACTATAAAGGAACTACTCTACCTTTAATATCTTCATTAGGATATCTAAGTTCAAATACACTGGGGTCTAAGGAAGGGTAAATTGTTTGGTTTTGGGTAGCAGCATCAATATCATAAGCATATTGAGAATAACTTCCTCCTACTTTATTAGAAAATTTAACATTTTTTACAGTTTGTACTCCTTTTACTTTATCTAATAAAATAAAAACATCTTTTATTAAAATAGGCTGATCAAATTGAAAGTTTTGGGAATTAAAAAGAACTTTTATTTCATCTATACAATTTAATAAAACTTCACTATTATTATGATTGGGAAGAACAATTATTTCAAAATCTACCCCAAAATTAATAATATACCCATCTTTTATCTCAATATTATCTCCAATCATTTTATATTCAGACAAATATGTTCTTAAATTTTCTTTTAAAATATTAGAAGCTAAATCTAAGTTTCCTTGGCTATTTTGGGATAAAACATATAAACATAAAGTTTCAATAGTTGAAACTTGATTATCTGTTAATAAAGGTTTTTTAATACAAGCTTTTGTAATAGAACCAAAATCAGAAGGCATACTTAAAGCTCTTACTAAATAATCATTAGGTGTAACAGAACGATGTTGAGCAAAAGAGGCAGCCATAGTGTTTTGTCTAATTTCATTTAAATTATCTCCATTTCCACCACCTGTAGCAGGGAAAGGATTATTAATACTTAAAGAGGTAAAAACATAATTAGCAGTTGTTGGGTTTAAAGGATTATTATTATTAAATGTAGGAGTAACATTTGAAGTAGAAGTAATACTATTTGATGGAACATTTGATCTAATTCCCTCTCCCACTAAATACCTAACTGTTAAAGTAGTATTTGTAGGAGAAATACCATAGGTTCCAGTATATAAAAAATTAGTAGGAGAAAAAGCTGTAGTTAATTTATCTTTTTTAAAGGGTAAACCTAATCCTACATTGTTAGGGTTTGGGATTATTTCTTCTATTATATCATTAGGAGAACCTGCACCAAATTGGATTTGAAGATTATTAAAAGAAGTAAATCTTGTAGCAAATCTATATGGTGCTTTTTGAAGTTTTAAAATATAGGGAACATCTTTTCCACTATTAGGATCATTTATATTTGTATTTTTAATAGAATTAAAAACGGTTTCTTGTCCTATACAATCTACTTCTTTCCATATATTCCCATCAGAATCTGTTATATCTAATATTTTTATAATATTGTTATCATTTATATTAATCGTTTGAAAAGGGGAAGGATCTCCGAAATTAAATTCTTCTGTTTTAATAGTTGAAGATATTACTTTTCTTGTTTTTTGGAGTAAATAATATATAGGAATATTATTAGAGGTTTGATAAACAGATACAGAAGTAGGATCTTGAGAACTTGAAACTGAAAAATCTACTTCTTCTTCCATTATAAAGTTAATAGGGTCTGAAGTAGCAAAAGTAGCATTTTGTAGTATTTTAAGTGCATACTCAAAATCAGGAAAATAATTTCCACTTACATTTTTTGCTGGGATTTGTTGAAAAATATCAATATCTGTTTGAGAGGTTGATGTAACTTTTGGTTTATATCCAAACATATAAGCTAACTCAAAAATATTATTTGATTGTTGGGCAAATTGTATAAAGTTTTCTTGAAATTGATTATCAAGATAATAACTTAAAACATCACCTACATATGAAGCTTGTTCTATAAATAACATACCAGGAGAAGTAGCAGAAAAATCTTGATATGTTTGTGGAAAATACGTTCGAGAATATTCAATTAAACGTGATCTAAAATCATTGAAATCTCTATTTAAATATTTTATATCTCTATTTACTTCAGCCATTTTTTAAATTTGTACGGTTATAGTAGAATTAATGTTTGTATTAGTAATAGAATAGTTTAATTTTACTACTACTCTATTTGAATCGTTATCAGATAAAACATCTAAATTTAAAATTTTTACAGTAGGAAAAAATGTTTCTAATTTAGATTCTATAAAAGTTTTTAAATTATTATATGTAGGTTCATTTGACTGTTCAAATAAAAAGTTTCTCAAACCTCCTCCAAAAGTTGGATTTAGAGGAATTTCACCTGGGTTTGTGAGGAAAAAATTCAAAAGATTATTTTTTATAGTTTCTTGAGTTGTGTAAGTAGAAGTAAAAACAGAAGGATTATTAAATGGGATATTTACCCCAAGTGCTATATTGGGGTTTAAATCATTAGGATCAATATATTGTGGATTAAATGACATTTATTTTATTTATTTAATAGTCCCATTATTGTATCCATTTTAACTTCTCCATCACCTAAATTCCCATTTATTGGGTCTACACCTTTTGGGTTAAAAGAAGAAGCATCACTTGAATTAAAACTTAAAGCTGTTTCACCTAAAACATCCATATAGCTTTTTTTAATGTCAGTTGGTGGTTTAGGTTTACTTTGCATTTTTTGATGTAATTCTTCTGGGGTGGTGTGGGAAGTAAAAGGTGTTTGAATAGATTCTTTTACAATTTGTGTTTTAGGGGCTTTAACAGCTTCTAATAAAATATCCTTCAATTCATCTTGAATTGCTTCTTTTACTGCTTCTTTAATTAATTTTTTAAGTACTTCGGTTTTCATATATGTTTATAAATATAGGGTTAATCGGCTTTTAAATTATTTGTTTGAATGTAAAAAGATAACTCATCTATTAAAATTTGATCTATAGAACTGTAAGAAAATTCTCCTTTTAACATTATAATACCTTGTTTATTTCGAGCTATTGCTCTTTTACGTTTTAATGTACTAGTTGTTTTTTCAGTTTCCACGCCCATTTCAAACCCATTTACATCTATTATTAAAGGGGATTGTTGATTTGATTGTTCTTTTGTTAATTCTAACAATTCAGCTCTTAAATCTGATTGTTCAGCTTCAGGATAACAATCTTGAACTAATCCATCTAACATTTTTAATAAATCAAGAACTAATACTAAATTTTGTCGTAATACAACTAAAATTGATAAAACAGACCCATTTATCTTTTTTGATAATTCTAAAATCTTTTCTATTTTAGGAGTATTAACATCTTTTTGTTGTGATATAACTCCTGAAGGGTCTAATGGGGGAGGGATTGGGGTGTTTTTAAGAAGTTTAACTGCTACATCAAGTACAGTAATAACTCCTTGGGTAATACCTGCTACTTTTAAAGAGGTTTCAATTATTTTTAAAATATCATTTAATGTTTTTACTAATTTATTTTTACGTTTAACAATCTCTTTTAATTTATTTTGATTAGGACAAGATTTTAACTCATCTAATTTTTCACCTAACATTTCTTGTGCTTTAGAAATACCAAATTCTGCTATTAAACTTATGACCACAGGGATTAAAGTTTTTTTAATATTAATTATTTGGGAATTAAGTTGATCTTGTAAAAAATATTTCCAATCCTTTTTTTCTAATGACATAAACTCTATTTCGGGAATAGAAAGTTGGGATAGTTTTAATTTATCTAATTTAAGTTGTTGTTGGGTTGGTGTTAACTTAATTATTCCTAAATCTTCTTTATAAGTACCATCTCCTTTTTGAATTGGAACTATTTCAGTTTTATATCCTTCTTTTTTTATTTTAATATTACTAGGATTTCCAGTAGGAGATATTTTTGTAGGATCATCATTTAAAGAACTATTATCTAATTTAAATTTTCCTTCATTACTAGTGTTAACAGTAGTTGGGGGAGATGGTATTGGGGATTCAAGTGATGGTGGTGGAGTAGGGTTTGTTTCATCATTAGAAGGAGGAGTTGGGGGTTCTTCTATTTTTTCCAAAAAAACAGGTTGAAATCCTAAACTATTTCTATTAGAGTTATACCCTATAATTATTTCTTCTGCTAAAATTGAGAGATCTGATGTAAATGATTGGGCTCCTTCTATTGTTTTTCCTTTAATTATTCCAAATGATTCATCTATTGTTTCACCATATTTAAGTAAAGCAGACTTTTTTGGACCTACTCTTTTAAATGTTACAACAGAACCATCAGAATAAATATATGTTGGATCGTTAGCCATAATTTAATTATGCTTTAATAAAATTTAAGATACTACCAGCAGATGCTTTTAATTGAGATATAGATAGAGGATTTTTTGCATCTTTTAGTGCTTTTTTTGTTAGGGTAGTTAATTTTTCTTTTCCTTTACCTTCAAGTTCTTCTTGGGTTGGAACCCGTGGAGCAAGTTCATTAATTTTATCAACCCCAGTATCTATTGAGGTTGCTGAGAGGACAGGTAAAGGATCAATCTTTACTTCTGTTCCAGGAACTGGTCTTCCAGTTTCAGCATCAATTATTTCACCTAATAAATTAGGAATATCTTTAGGAACTTCCCACAAATTGATTATTACTAAATTATTTAATTTTCCTTTTCCAACTATTCCTTGTTCTTGTAAGTATTTATTTAATGCTTGAATTTCTCTAGCATTACTACTAACTTTACCATTATCTTTTCTTTGGGTGCCAAATATTATACACCCAGAAGAAGCATCCTCACTTCCACCTTGATGAATAATAGCTCCACTAAAAGCTACATCATCAGAACGATTTACAAAATTTTCAGGAGCATCTACATCTTTACTAAAAATGTTATACCCAAGAGGATCAGATAAAGAACTTATTCTTAAAGCTTGACCCTTATAGTAAGTTTTTGAAATATAAGGACTTCCAGTTTTTCCTAAAACTATATTATATGATGCAGGGGCTAAAGAAGATAATTTAGTTGGGTCTTTAATAGTATCAGGTATTGCAGTTACATCTTGTATTTTTTTATCTCTTACAGCATCTTCGACAGTAAAACCTAATACGTTACCTTTATACCACATAGTACCTGTAGTTCTTCCTCCTCCTTTAGTTCTAACTTTACCATCAGATCCCTTAACTTTTGAGTAAGCAGCAGTACCAGAAGATTCTCTTACAACTATA